CTATTAGGTTTTAAAAATTGTTCTACCTTATTGATTTTAAATGTAGAGTTTGTATCGAACATGAATTCCTGTTCATGATCTGTGCCATATCCAAATTTAGTTCCTTTTTTGATTTTATATTTAAAGAAAACAGAAGTCTGAGTTTCTTTTTTCATTTTAGAAAATTCAAGTCCAAGGGCTGACCGCATGGAAGTTGATAACAAAGCATCATTTTTATACTCATTACCTACAACAAAGTCATCTAAGTATGTTTGTAAAAACGGCTTATCTATAATGTTCATAGATTCGCCACGAAATAATATTGTATCTTCATCGAGAACCTGCTTTAGATCGCCTTTTTTAATATTATCATAATTCTCATCAGGTCTATTATTCCTTAAATTGTCATTTATTTCTACATAGCCTTCATCAATATAATGTTTAAGAGAAAGATTTGTCTGTGGTTCATTTATAGCAATATCATCATAGAACTGATCTCGCTTTGCATCATGAAATTCTCTAAAGTCTTCAAGTTCTTCATTATCATTGTCTATTAATTGCTTACTTAAATCACTTACCTCATCATTTGTTAATTGTTTTATTTTATCGACTACTTTTTTCGGTGGTGTTACAACAACCGCTTCCTCAGGTGGCACGGCTTTTAATATCTTATCCAATTCATTTTTTATTCCATCCACATATTTTGTAGTATCAGGCTCCCAAGCATCTAAGATTTTCAATCCAAAGTCATCACTCTCAGCAATGTCATCTTTAAACTTATCGCCTTTGCTCAGCTCAAAGCCTTTACGCTTCATATCGCTATCACTGAGGGCGGTAACGTAGCATTTGCAACCGAATTGCGATGGAGGGTATATAGAACTCCAAATAGAATCATCATGCCTAAAAACCTTGTTATGGAACTTTGCATGGGATTTATTTTTAGTCTTGCGTTGTCTTTGAGTATAAAGCCAAAAAGGGAAAATATCTGCGGATAATTTCTGTTGCTTGTATTTATTCTTAGCAAAGGAAACCATCATATTCGTTTCATAGATAGTTTTTAACCTGCCAGCAGAAAGTTCAGTATAGCCTTCATCGGCAATAGTTTTTAACATATCCTTTTGAAAATCTTTTAATGTAGTGCCTTCAGTTTTAGCTTTCTCAATCTTATTATAGATGGACTGAAGCATGTCAGCTTTCATAACTCCGGCAACGGTAAAGGCTTTATCATGTCCAGCAGAATCAAGATCGTCCCAGCGTTCTGAAGTGATAAGGTTTTTACCTCTATCAGTAATATTCTTTAATGCTTCTTTAGGGGGAACATCAAAAACAATATCTGGATTGAAGCCCTCGAAAACTAATGAAGGTATCATTCCAGTTCTGGCGTAATATTCAGCCCAAATATTAGCACTAAAGCCAACAGGTTTTGGAGCGTGTCCAGTTATCTTATAATATTCTGCCCAGATGTTCATTTCGCATCCACAACGCCGTGAACAGAACTTGCCATAATTCCCTGCCCGATAAGTTCTTCAATTGTTGTAGTATCTAAGTGAGGGAAAAGACTAATTAAATCAGCTTGTATTTCATTGAAGGACTTGCCTTTTTTAATAGCCTCAATTACAGGTTTGAGTAAAGATTGAACGGACTTTCCTAATTTATCTAACGTAGTGTAAGAATCTTCTTTTTCAGAAAACATCGGAGCTGGAGCCACTTGCAACTTAAACTCATCTGCTTTCAAGCCATAATGTCGTTGCCAATAAGTCTCAGTGAAATTAATATATTGACTGAGTGCAACGTCTCTTGTAGCTTTCTCAGCGTTAATAGACTGCTCCTCGAACATGGTGAAAGCTGGAGCCGAAACATTTTTGCCATAATTAATATCCACATACCATCTAATCAATTCATTCATAGCCTGCTCGACCAATTTCTTATCCATATCCACGACATCTTGTCTAACTTGCAGATGGACAGTTCCCAGAGCCTGAGTACCCTTATCACCTTGTTCCGTGGTTAATGTTTGGCTAAGGATAGATTTACTTATCTCAGCATTGCAGAAGTTTATCAAACGTTCAAATGAAGCAATGCTTCCAGTTTGATTTGTTTGTAATGTAGTAACCTTTTTATCATTTGCTACTACTAAGACGCCATCTTGAAGCAAGCCATCTAAAGTACCACTAAAGTCATCAAGTTCATCTTGATCTGGTGAACCTTCCATTTCGCCGACTAAAAAAGGAAATCCATATTTCTCAGCAAATTTAGTCCAGAACTTAAACACTTCTTTTTTTACCAACCAAGCCCAGAAGCAACGACTTAAAACAGAATCGCCATACGGATTATCATAACTTGAATTAAACCGAGCTAACAAGATTTTATATTGAGGAACAGAAATTCCTTCTGAATGGTCTTTATGTAAGAATTTCAGAAGGTTAAAGTCATCAAAAGCGAACCAGTCCGAAGGCTTCCCCACCACATCAACAACAACCATTTTATTATTAACAAATTTCCAATATACTTCTAAAGGCTTATATCCATATAACGGAGTATCTAACAAATCATTAAAGATTTGATAAAGGTTCAAGTCATCTAACATAGCAGTAATTTCTTTAGATAAATTGTTATCACTATCGGACAAATTCCACTCCAAAGACAAAACACCCGCCTTACGTGATTGAACACAAGAAAAAAGATGAGCGTCGTAGAGTAATTCATCATAAGCACTAACGGTTAATCCTTTTTTTCTTAGGATCACATCAGGGTTCGGCATATCACCCAGCATCGTAGTAAATTCATGTGCCGAGCGAGTAGCAAAAGCGTCTAAATATTTAGTATCTTTCATAGGAATCCTTTTTTTACAAGCAAAAATGAAAACAAAATAAGATTAAATCAAATACAAAATTACAAATAATTAATTAGTAACCAACAAAAATACTATCTTTAGCTTTCCGAGTGCTAACTTTACCAATAGAGCCATAAGTAGCAAGATAATCCACAGCATAAACACAAGAATCAACAATGTCGTCATGAGCTGATGCAGGGAAGCGAGCCATTTCATCTATTACGTCATGTGTCCATCCCTGACCATCCAGAATAAAAACTTTTTTGTTTTCCCAGTGTGGAGAGACAAGATGTGACCTTTGAACTTTATCGCCTTTTGGCTTAACAGCTTTCAGAGGGATATTAGTATCATCCTTCAGCGTTTGAAGTAATGGAGTGCCAGACGATTGGTCTTCAATAACGACCATCTTAGGTTTCCATTTAGCATATAATAATTTAGCAGTTTTCTCAAGTGCCGGGAACAGCAATTTTTCTCTAAAGCAATCTAACAAATAAAACTGATTATTTGAGTAACACCAAGTCGTACACACGCTATAATCATTCATCTGTTTATCTTTCATAGCGGTATCCCAGCTTTGAATGATAGTCCCTTGTGGAATACTTGTAAAGAACTGCCAATCTGAAGGCTTGAAGATTTGATATTCCGAAGCAATAGGTTGTTGCTGATAAAGAGCAGAAAACCAATAAGAACCAATTTCCTCTTTTTTAGTCAATAAAACATCTAAGGGATACCGCTCAGCCCATAAAGGGTTATTATTTGTAATTGCCTTCATATTTAGTAAAGTCCAATCTTCATCAGATTCCTGAAATATGCGACCTGCCAAATCGTCAGAATGCCAACGTGTCTGAATAATGATAATTTTACCATTTGCTTCAAGCCGAGTATAAGCAGTGGAGATATACCAACTATAAATCCTGTCTCGATAAGTCTGAGAATATGCTTGAAGACTATTTTTAATTGGATCATCAATAATGAGATAATCTGCACCTTTGCCAGTCAAAGCACCAAACATACCACATGCCGACAAACTCCCTCCCGATTGCGTTTCCCAGTAATCACCTCTATCAATAACGAGTTTCTCTTTTGGATGTAACCTCAAATAAACCTGCTTTGCTAATCGACACCAATGTTCAGCAAACCGTGCCTCATACGAAGCAAGCATAATCCTACATGATGGATTCATAGTTAAAAGCCACGCAGGAAAGTATTTCGAGATCATTTCACTCTTGCCATGCCTTGGTGGCATATTCACCATAAGCCGAGATATATCACCCTTATAAACATATTGTAACTTCTCATTCAAATCTAACAAATGAGGAGGACAAGAATAGTCCTTATCCACAGCCCGTGCCAAGTGCATAGGTGAATAGAATTTAAGCATTGCCTTCTAACAATTTCCTATGTTCCGCAATCATCTTATCAGTAAATTCCGCATCATACTGATTGTGTATCGTAGCCTCTACCCTCTGCTCAACACGCTCCATATACCCTCTATCCTTACCCTTCGTCTTTAAATAGAAGATTGTAGCAGTTAAATTCTTCTTTGTAATATGAGCCATTAAAGAGTTTTCAGCAAAATCCAATAACGATTCCTTCGCATTGGTTACAGCTTCAGCAAACTCAGGGCAGTTTTTAAGCCACCTATAATATGTCTTATGGTGAATATTCGCCTTAGTACAGCTGATATACACAGCACAGCCATTAGCTTGAAAGATTTCTAAAAATGTTTTATGTTTTGTTTCCATGAAGTTCACACGCTAATTACGCTATATTAAAAAAAGGTATTATTTACTAAAAGGCTTAATTCCGTACCGCACGGAGACAAAGATATTAGTATTATTTACTTCAAACTATCTTCTGGAATATTCATAACTTCGACAATAGCGAACTCAAAACACTTGGTATCACTATCATAGCCAAGTAATCTGTTTGCTCTATCCTTCCATTTAAGCCATAAGTTGAAAGTTTCCTCCGGCACGCTAAAAGTCAATTCCTTGAATGCTTCTTTCTCAGAACCTTCATCTCCACTTCCATCAGAATCATATTGTTTCCAGTCAAAATCTGCTAAGGTAGTAAAGTTCTCAAGTTCCTCTAAAGAAAAGGGCATTGTTTCAGTTAAGTCAGTCAATTCAAAATCCTCATTGATCTCTTTAATTAAATTTGCTAAGTCTAAGTTGTTAGTTTCAAACTTAGTCTCATTGGTCTCAATTGCGATTCTTTGAGCCATAGCAAGCGATATAGAGCCTAAATTGTAGCAAATGACCTTATCTATACCCAGTTCAGTGAAAGCGGTTAAACGGTGATTACCATTTACTACTTCAAAGAATCCAGTATCTAATTTCCTAACGATTACATTTTCAATCTGTCCATTGCGTTTAATGTTCGCTTTGAGTTTCTCAATTAAATCTGGATTCGCTTCTTTATAATTCCAATCTGCTTTAACCAGTTTGCCAATCGGCAGTTCAATAAAATTCGTTAGTCCCATGTAATACTTCTCCGTTTCCATAATTCAGTAAGATGTTTTTCAAGTTTTAACATTGCTTTAATATTCGTTATTCTACGCTGCAAATGCGCAGAACCGTCCTTGTCTCTACAATTAAGATGTTTACCTGTGGTCTCAGATTTACGCCATAGGCAACTTTCCATTTTGCCATTTTTAAATTCCATAACTCTACCCATTCCACCTCCCATTATAGCGGAGGAACTATCACATGAATACACTGGGTAACGTTCTAATACCTTTTGTGAGGTTATGCCAAACAGATGTATCTTCATGGGAAAATATTTCTTTATAACTGAGAAGCATCTATCTAAATGTTTAAGTACTACTCCGCCTCCACCAACAAGTCCTCCTAATGCAATATAATTGTATTTTTCACAAAGACGACTCAGTTCACTGATAGGAGCAGAGGCAGTGTAAACAGGTAAAGGATGAAGTCCATGTGATTCAATGTATTGTAAGTTCTGTTCTGACTTAACACCATCACCTATAACATCAAGATTAGCATAGACCGTAAGTTCATTTTTATGTTTATGGACGAATTTAATATATTCGTTTATGTCAATCTTAATACCGCGAGTGAAAGCGGAATAAGCCCCAGAATCAAGAAAGAACTTTTTATCTTTTAGTTTTGGATTGAGCCAGAACTCAAAAGCCCCTTTAACTGCATCTCTATCAATATAACTTAATAGTCGTTTTCGTAAACCTTTAGATATTGTTTCCTCTAAGATTTTACCATCTTTGTTATATCCTATGGCAGCAGCGTAAAAATTCATTTCATAGTCCTTGTCTTTATTGGTATTCATGTCTGTTCCTGCTGCATAAAAATTCATTTCGCACTCCTTATTTTTAAGTCCGAGAGTACCCCCCCCCGCATTGTATAGATTCATATTATATCCTATTGTCTCTGTTTTAAATACTTCTTTAACGTTTGAGTTAGAAGGGTACCACAGACCTGCTAAATGAATATTCATAGTGATAAATCAAAATTAAAACAATATACAGATTCATTGTGCGACATACCAGTCTTCATAGCAAGTCTATTCATATAAAAGTCAGGGTTCACAGTATAATCAATAGACTGCTCAGTGTGTAAAGGTAATTGCTGGAATAAATTAATCGTCTGTTCGTAAGTTCTGAAATATTTAGGATGTTCATTATTTTTTGATATACTCTGTTTAATCTTCAAATCATTCCCTTCATTGCAGAATTGAATAATTAATAATTGTCCTTTATGGAATCGTTTAATATTCTGAATTAATTTCTTTATATCTTCATCAGATAAGTAATGTAAAACATAACGTAAAATAATTAAATCACAGCTACACTCATAAGTCATAATATCCGCAACTATATCAGGATGTTTACTCTCATCTATGTCCACTGATTTATAATGAGGGAATAAGTCCCTAAGAAGCCCATTACCACCGCCAAAATCATATACGGATAGTGAAGTGTCAATATCCTTAAAAAATACTCTATTGCTATCTTGATAGAGTAGTTGGGAAGTTTCGTCATCCCACTTGCCGAATTGCATTCCATTATCTTCTTGGTAAATCATTTTATCAATTCCATAAATTCATTTCTAACAATATTATCTTCTTTGAAAACCCCTCGTACTGCACTGGTAACCATAGTCGCATTATTCTTAATGCCTCTGGCTTTCATACAAAGGTGCTGGGCTTTACAGACTACCATTACACCTCCTGGATTTAGAAATTCAATTAATGTATCCGCAATTTGAGTGGTCATACGTTCTTGAATTTGTAACCTTCGAGCATAGATTTCGACCAGTCTGGCTAACTTGGATATACCAATTACCTTTTCATTAGGGATATAGCCAATAGAGACTGTTCCAAAGAATGGTATGAAGTGATGTTCACAAGTAGAAAAGAACTCTATATCTTTCAATACTACCATTTCTTTACAAGTCCCCTCCTGAAAGGTTGTCATAATATCCTTTGGGTCTTGCTTATACCCAGCAAACAATTCATTCCAAGACCTGATCATTCTATTCGGAGTTTCTTTCAAACCTTCACGGTTTGGATTCTCACCAATATATTTGAGAATTGATTTTAAGCTATGTTTAATATCTTGTGCATCTGTATTGATAATGCCCATTGTGGATTTTCCTTGCATAATTTTACTGCTTCATTAATATGAGTATAATTCGGTTTTAAGCTATTGAAGGCAGGTGATATATATATATTATCCCATTCCACCTTTACGTCAAGTAGAGACTGTTTATCAAAGTCATAAGGATATAAAACCCTTATCTCATTAACCTTTTTTATTGAGGCATGGATATTTCCTTTTGGACTGATAGTTATATAATCCAAGCCTTTTGGTAGAGGCAAAGAACCATTACTTTCAATAGCTTGCTTATATCCATATTGTTTGAAATAATCTATTATAGTATCATTTAATTGAAGTGCTGGTTCGCCTCCAGTCCAAACAATATATTTACAAGGGGAATAGCTTTGTATAGCTTCTCTAAGCTCTCCAAGTCCCATCTCTTTAAAATCCGTATGATCTGTATCACAAAAGAAACAATCTTTATTACATCCTGCTAATCGGATAAAGATTGAAGGTTCGCCAGTCCGCTTTCCCTCGCCTTGTAGGGAATAGAAGATTTCATTCACATTCAGAGTAAGCATAACTTGTAGGTGTCTCCCATAATTTAACAGTAACTTTAGTGATGTGGTCAGGACATTTCCTTTTAATAGTTTCAGCGAAATCCATTGCCATGATCTCGGCAGTCGGGAGTGGGTAAAAATCATTCAAAAAAGAATGGTCATGTACATCCAAGATATTCACCTTAACAATGTCTTTGAGTTGAGTAAAGTTCATTACCCATCCTTCAGGTCGTAATAAGTCAGATTCGACGGTAACTTCTAAGATATAAGTATGACCGTGTAGGTTATCACACTTTCCATAAATAGCTTTTCCGGGTAAACGATGTGCTGCATCAAAAGTAAAAGTCTTGCCTATTTTCATAAAGTCCTCATATTATTTTCTTTGCATAGTAAGAAAAAAACATATCAATTACAAATAATTATATAAAATTATCTTTGACAAGAATCCGTTGCTATGTTAAGTTAGCAAGAAATTAACAATAATGAGGAAACAAATATGTGGATTGAGATATTCAGGACAGGCACTCAGATGGATTCCGCGGGGGTAGAAAAGGAGTGGTCTGAAGCAGAATTGCAAGCGATGGCGACTAAGTATAACGATCAGAGCGAACATGAAGCTCCGATTGTTGTAGGACATGCAAAGAATAACGAACCTGCTTATGGCTGGGTTGATAAGTTGAAACAAGAGGGTAGTAAATTGTTTGCCAGCTTAAAACAAGTGGATACAAAGTTTAAAGAGCTTGTGAATAAAGGACGATACAAAACGGTGTCAATGGCTTTATATCCTGATATGCTATTAAGACATGTTGCATTTCTGGGAGCAGTTCCACCCGCTGTAAAGGGCTTGAAACCAGTAGAATTTGCAGAGGACAAGGAATTTACTGAATATGAAATAGCAAGCGAACCGGGAACAATTAACTTTGGTGAGAAGATTGAGTTCGCCGATGTAGAGCAAAAGAAATTCCCTATCGGAACAGAACTCGAAACAGGTGCTTCATTGGCGGCATTCAATAAAAAAGAAGTTCAGAAGAACTATTCAGAAGCTGAAAGGCAGACAATAGCCTCAAAACTTTTATTAGCAGCCAGAGGATTTAAAATCAATTTAACTCCGACGGTCTGGACATTTGCAGAAGTTGAAGTAGCAGTACCAATATCGGCTTTATCAAAGAAACAAATCATTGACGAATACATAAAGAAGAATAATAACAGTCTTACTAATAAACCAAAGGAGTTTTCAATGAACGAAAACTATAAGACAGAATTGTTGCAATGGATAGGTGAAACGTTCACTGAAGAAATTGCAGCTCAGATTTCTGCAAAGCTTGAGATATTAGACGGTAAATATCCGCCCGTAGCTCCTGTCGAGCCAGTACCGCCAGCAGCCGAAGAGCCGCAATTCTCAGAACGTGAGAAAGCCATGCAATACAGGATTGAGAAACTGGAATCACAGCAGAAACAAGCACAGCATCAGGAATTTGCTGAAGGCATAATTAAAGACGGTAAATTGTTGCCAGCTCAGAAACCTATGCTAATGGAATTAATGAATCAAAGCAAAGACGGTGAATTTGAATTTTCTGAGAATGACAAAACAGAAAAACTAACTTCTCTAAGTCTATTGCAGAAGTTTGTCAATTCCTATCCAGATCAGCTCACTTTGAAGGAATTTGCTGAAGGGGAGAATGTAACGAACAAACCAGTTTCTACATTTAAACTTCCTAAAGGCGACTTTATAGTTGATGAAGCAATGGAATTACAACACAGTAAAGCCCTTCAATTTATGGAAGAGCAAGGAAAAGCAAATGTAAAAGTAACTTATCTTGATGCAGTAAAACATATTACGGAAGGAGCATAATAAATTATGGGACTATTATCAAATTTAAGAATAGTTGACCCGATACTAACGACTATAAGTAGAGGGTATCAAAATGAAGATTTAATATCAGAGCTTTTATTTCCAATAGCGGAGGTAGAAAAAGAGGGTGGTAAAATACCGACTTGGGGAAAAGAGCAATTTAAGATTTGGCAAACTGAAAGAGCAATCAAAGCAGATTCAAATGAAATGGAATTGCCTTGGGTGAGTACTACATCTTACGACCTTACAGAACATGACTTGACAGCAAGAATAGATAGTAGGGAATTAGCAGAAGCCGATTTGATAGACTTGCAAAGCAACGCTGTTATTACAGTTGTTCAAGCAATACAATTGAGACGTGAGAAAATTGCAGCCGAGTTAGCTTTCACAGCCGCGAACTATGCAGATGCTAACAAGAAAACTTATAGTGATGACTTCTTAAATGAAGCCGCAGTCGATCCAATTGCCGCCATTGATGCAGCGAAACAAGTATTAAGGGGCTTGATTGGTAAAGAACCGAACACAATGATAATGGGGCCGAAGGTTTGGAGACTATTGAAGAATCATACTTTGATTAAAGGGTATTTTTCTAACAATGAAAGTCAGCTGATTACAAAAGATAAGTTAAAAGACCTTTGCGAGCTTGAACAATTTATAGTAGCAAACTCTTTATATACTACAGACGATACGACGTTTACGGATATTTGGGGAAACTTCATTCTCTTGGCTTATGTGAAACCGCCACAGGGGATTACAGCCACTCCTTATCAGCCAAGTTTTGGATATACATTACGTAAAAAAGGTCATCCGTTTAGTTCAAAATGGACTTCGCCTAATGGGAAGATTAATTTTGTTCAAACGACAGACATTTTTGATGTTAAGATAGTTGGAGCAGAATCAGGTTATCTAATTACGAATCCTGTCGATCCTAGTTTATAAGAGGTGAATTATGAAAGCAATATATGATTGTGATTTAGTAGTAAAAGGTGGAATAGTAAAGGCAGGTGATGTCTGGGAATTGACTGACGAAAAGCATTCGCAGGTTGTTGATGCAGGAATAAAGTTTACAGAAGTAAAACCACCTATTGTTAAAGTTCCTGTAATCAAGAAACCTGTTAAGAAGAAAGTAATTAAAAGAAAACCAACAATAAAAAAGGATAAAAAATAATGCAACAAGCAAACGTATTAACCGGGTTAATCGGCACACTCCAAGCCAGTGCCGCATTAGCATATAAAAACAGATTTGTCGGCATTGACGCCTCTGGAGATATGGAGTATTGTGCGGCTGGTGGAAAAGCGGTAGGTGTTATACTGGCTGCTGCCAGTGATGACGAACAAGCCAGCTACGCATCCGCAGGAAATATAGTCCGAGTTCTACTCGGAGGAACGGTAACTTATGGAGATGAATTGACATCGATGGCAGATGGTAAAGCGATAAAGAAAATAGCAAGTAACGTAACAGTCCATAAAGCAGTTGATGAGGATAAAGCCTCTGATACTTCTTATGCCGATGATACGGTATTTGCCGACATCGCAATAGCCGCAGGACAGAAGTATAAACTCTATGCTAAGTTTGGTATCAAGAATGCCAAAGCTGGAACAGCCTCTATCAAAATGAAGCTAACAGGCCCAGCCTCATGTACTTGTGTAGGCTCAATCTTAGGTCGAGCCGCAGTTAATGGGACGGTAACTAAATCAGATGACGATGCTGACTTAGCCGCAGAATTTACACATCAAATAAGTACTTCAGAAACTGGAGTATTAATCTTGGAAGGTTATGTCGATAACTCAGCAGGAGCCGCAGGCGTAATAGCAGTTCAATGGGCTCAAAACGCTTCTAACGCTGGAGCTATATCAATACTTTCAGAATCATTCCTTTCATTAGAGGACGTCGATCCGCAGGCTTTAAATGGTATTTCTATGGGTGCTGGAGCATCTGATACATACGTAGCTGTGTTGGTGAAATAGTGTATTGTGATATAAACGATATTATACAGGCTGTTCCTGAAACTGATCTCATTGAACTAACAGATGATGATAGTTCGGGTTCTTACGATTCCACTCTCCTAAATAGTGTTATACAGGAGCAGTCTGATTATATAGATGGATATTTGCGAGGGCGTTACGAAGTCCCGATAACAGATAATCCAATTCTAAAACAATTGTGTATTATTCTAACAGCTTATAAATTAACTTATAGAAGAATGAAATATAGGATGCCTGAGAGTATGGTAAAATCTAAAGAGAATGCTGAAAAGAAACTTCTTATGATTCAAAAAGGAGAGATTACTTTAGATTCTGGTAGTGCCGAAACTCGAAGTCCTCATATAAGTTCTAATACAAGAACGCAAATTTTTACTGATGAACTGTTAGACCAATTCATATAAATTAAAAAGGTGGCATAATGATAGATGAGAGAGAGTTAATGGAAACGCTGGTAAGTAAAATATCAGCCAAGATTCCAACTGTATCAGTAGAGCTTTTCCCAGACAATCCAATCAATTACTTTTTGAAACACCCGACTGGAGCGATCTTGGTTGCTGGTGGAACTGCGAATATGGGGAATCCAAATATAGTTCAACAATACGGTGTGCAAAGATTTGATTTATTCATATTAGCTCATTCTTTGAATAAAAAAGATGTAGGGATTTATGATTTGAGCAAAGAAGCAAGAAAAGCAGTTGAAGGTATCATGTATGGATACTCTCGAATCTGGAATACATTTAAAGATAAACCGATATACAATGAAGATAGATGGGAACGTAAAATAAGTTTTGCGTTGCCTGACTTACATTCAATAGGTGAAGATAATTAAAATATAAAGGAATAGAAATGCCGAATACAGAATATCCGACAAAAGCATATCCAGCGATCCCGATAGGGTTACTTACTGATGATACTTTATTAAGAGGAGCTGGAGGCGGATTAGGAATCCAAGATACTGGAATATCCGTTGATGATTCTGACAATATAACAGGAGCTAATAATCTTACATGTAATAAAGTAACAGTAGGATCGGCTGCTCCGACAGGTCT